TGGCGTATCAGGTCCGTGTCCTGGGCCGTTCCCTCCGCTATCCCCGGGTCGACCTGATACGCCAGGTTCGAACTCGCGATCTGCTGTGTCACCGTTAGCCAGGTATTCAGCGGGTAGTAGGACTCTGTGTCCGGCTTGTATAGATCCCCCGTCCTCACCGTCGCCACCATCTTCCCGATCCGCGGGGACTCCCCGGCCCGCCGGCAGGCGGTGATATAGAAGTTGTCCGCATCTGCTCTTCGGAGTTGTCCGATGATTATCCCCTCCCCGATCACCGCCGTCACCATTATCTCATGCTCGCATTTCACGTCCGCCACACTGATCCCGTTCACCAATAGGATCACCGACGTGGTTGCGTACTCCGTCGCCAGGACTGCCTGCTTCTCCTCCGCGTCGTAGCTCAGGTAGCCCGTCAGCGTCTCGTAGAGGATCTCCGCCGGCAGGACCGTGTACCGTCCCACCGGAGTCGTGTCGAACCGGTCATGGAAAAAAAGCAGGGAGTCGTCATCGTCCGTCTTATTAAACGCCAGCCACTTCGCCGTCTTGCCGGCGCCGGCGTCCACCACGTACTCGCGCCAGGCTGCGGCCGTATCCTGAAGTGATAGCTGCAACTCGCTGGTCCCCGTCGGCACGATCAGGGGGTTCCCGCTCTCCGCATCGAACGCGTCCCAGTCCTCCTTCGTCGCCCATACCTTCACCCGGCTGAACGGCTTGACGACGATCCGCCCCGTCTTGTTCGCCAGGTTCAGATTGTTCAGGACCACGTGTCCCAGGATCGGATCATCCGGCTTTGCATTGTCGAAGATCCTCACCATCTTCCCCGGCTCGCATGATGGGAAGTATTCGATGTCCAGCTCCACCCCGGCCGGCGCCAGGTTGTACTGCGCCAGGTAGCCGGTTGCCATCGCCTCCACCTGGGCCGGGGTCTCTGCGATCCCGCTGTCGATCGTCACAACCTGCCCCACACTCCCCCCGCTCTCGGCCACCGATACGTCCCCGTACCTTCCCGTCACCTGAACCTCCCTCACCTGTGTCTCGGTGTCCTGGCCGATATAGTCCATGTCCTGGCGGTTCGTGTCCCCCCGGAAGTCCCGGTAGACCTCCGTCGGCATCGAGCCGAAGGCCCGGAAAACCAGCACGTCCATCCCTTCCGTCCACAGGGATCCCACCCCCACCTCTGCAATGTCCTGGATCGCCGTCCCTACGTTCGTGTTGTAGAGTGCCACGTTCCGGAAGGTCAGCGCCAGGTCTTCGATGTCCAGGTTGTCGAATCCCAGCCCCCCCTGGGCGACCGCCAGATCCTCGATCACGTTCTTGAAGGTCTCCGTCGCCGTCACCGGGACCAGGTCGGACTTGATCTCGTAGGTCCCGGGTCCTCCGTGGGTTATGTTCGAGAACCCGTAGAGGGGGTCTGCGGTACTCGCGGCGCCGTCCAGCTCGAGGCCCAGGGCTCCACCGCTCAGGATTATGATGAACTGGTCGTTCTCCCCGTCGTAGGTCACCGCGAAGCTGTAGCCGGCCGCCTTGTAGACCCCATGTTCGTTCAGGTTCAGCTGCAGCAGCTCCGCCCGCTTCTCCTTTCCCCAAGTCCCCCGGGGGATGAAGATGTTCTGCCATCCGGCCGGGGGTCCCGCCGTGTCTGTCCGGACTACGATCTTGTCGTTCGAGGCGTCGACCACGTCCCGCGGGTACTCCAGCGGCCGGGACGTCCCCACCTGGCGGCCGAGTCCGTCCACCGTCTCGTCCGACGGTACACCGATCTTCTCCTCGTACGCCTTCGCCACCCCGTCCTTCAAGTGCATCACGGCTTTTCCGGTCTCCGCATTCGGGACCAGCTTTTTTATCGAGAACTTCGCCTTCCGGAGGACCTCCGCAACGTTGGCGTAGTTGAAGCCGGCCCACACCTCCACCCGCCGGTCCTGGTTCCACCCGGCGTAGTCCAGCCCGTAGAATAGCGAGCCCTCCTGCCGGTCGTTGAAGTACCGGTCGCTGTCGTCGAAAGTCAGCAACATGTCCGAGGTGACCAGCGAGGGTGGGCGGCCGACTCCCTTCGTCATCTCCCGGTAAATCACCCCCGGCGTCATCAGGCGGTCCGTCACGTCAATGTACTTCAGCTGTCCGGAAGGGCCCGGGATGGGATTGTCCGGAAAGGAGTCGTGGAAGACCAGCACCCTGATCGCCGGACTCTGGCCGCAGGTCCGGGCCTCCTCGTCGTCGAACTCGGACGTCGGCGTGGTCGACCAGATCATCCTCCGGAGGATCCTCCCGGTAATCCTGGCGTCGGCCACTTCGACAAGCGTGTTGATATTCCCCGTGATCCGGTTCCCGGTCTCCTCATCGTCACTCATCTCCTCGAGCGAGATCAGGTCCGCGAAGCCGTAGTTCCCCGTCGGCCCGTCGTCCGCCATTCTGATCACGACTTCAGCGTTCACCGCCCCGAACAGAGGCTTGATGAGGTACGTCTCGTACCTGTACCAGGTGTCGAAGGATGGGTTCCGCTCGAACTGCACGATCCAGGTCAGCCCGAGGAGAGAAGGGGTTGAATCATACCAGTTGATGAAGCAGAAGTACTTGATCCGGGTGGGATCCCCGCCGGCGACGTCCTCCGTCAGATGAAAGATCTGTGAGCGGTAGAGCTTCGAGCCGTCAACCGCGAATTGATCGGACGTAATCGAGTGTTGGGAATAAAGCGTGGTAAGATTAATCATCCGGAGGGCATAGGTCCCGTCGTAGGCGAAGCTGGCTGACCGGGAAACGTCAGCCCCGCCGGCCGTCACGGTCCAGTTGACGAGGGCGGGGTCGAGTTCGAAGGATGGATTGAGGATGGGGTTAGGCATTTTTGATTGTCGTCTCCAGGGTCTCGATCAGGGTGTCGAAAGACATGATCTTTGCGTCCAGCTCCGGGGTCTCGTAATTCTCGCCGATAATGGTTGACGATTTGAGGGCACCCCGAACTTTTAAGAACCTTATCCTCTTACTCTTGGCCGCCTCGATCAGTTTTTCTATGTCAGTTAGCATTTTTTTATGGAGGTGGGGGGAGTCGAACCCCCGTCCGGAATAGCAAATAAGGTTGGCACTACATGCTTAGTGCTCTTAAGGCGGCACGGCCTTACTTCTTCAAAGGCTCCCGTTTTGCTTTGAAAACGGTTCCCCCAAAAGTCAACCGATCCCTGCGGGGATATAATCTATCGGCGTCGATCGGTCCCCGGCTTAGACTTGTCTAAGCTGCTAATGGCATTGCTTCGCCAATTACTTCTTCGGCCGGGTTTTTACGAGGCCCCCCGGCCAACCTCGACATGCGCCAAGTCTTATTTATCTAACCGTCGATCCCGTTTCACCCCCTGCTCTGGCTGTAAGTGTTTAACTGAAACACCCGATCGCCCCCTCCTGCTCTCGGTTGTCCGCTGATCCTGCGGCTGGTTCTCCCATTCCCCCGAACTGGTATCTCAATACCTCTTTTGAGGCCAGATAGTGAGCGGGGAAATAACGCGGCTCACTTGCGCCTTTTCCGATTGAACCAGATGTCTCATTTTTGGTTTAACCCGTCGGCTCCGTCTTGCCGCCGAGGTAGTATTTGATCGAAGCCAGATTCGTATGTCCGAAAACAGCCTGGCTTAAAATTCCAAATTTTATTGCCTTTCCCGTAGATGCAACTGATAAAGTTCCAGTTATCCTGGCGGTATCGTCGATATAAACAGTTGCTTCTGTCCCCTGTACTCCTACCCCCACTTCGACGTAATCACCTGCCAGGGAAACCGCATAAGGCGAGGCACCACTGACCCCCGAAGTAGTTACCTCTGTTTCCTTGATTATCACGTCGAACTTATAAGTTCCATCATCGATAATTATTCTGAACTCATAACCTGGTCCAGAAGTATTTCTGATGTTAACAAGGGCGGTTGCATAGTATCCAATTGAATTTGAAACGCTATCGTACCAAGGCTTTCCCGCGTTATCGTGTAAAAAAAGACCCCCGAAAGTTCCAAAAGGGTTAGACATCTGCAAGAAGTAACCCGTTAAAGATGTAGCTGGCGGCGGCCACATTGAAACATCAGGCCAATGTTCAACATCCCACCCGTTATCTACTTTCACCCAGGGGTCATACCACGTCATATCCGGGGTGTGGAGATCAGACAGCGGCATGTAGATCAGGTCCCAGGTGTCCGGGTTGAAGCTCCCGTCCCACTGAAACGCCTTCCGGATCCAGCCGGGGGTTGCATTTATCCCAGGTCCCCACCTTATCCCACATTTAAAGATATTCTCGAAAGACAGGAATGGATCCTGCATCGGCCCCCGTTTTCCGACAACGTCCCAGTCGCCCGTATTCGCGGGCGTAGCAGGCGTGTCAGTGGGGAGGATATGAGTTGGGGGAGGGATCGAGAAATATTCCCCGAGCCGCATTACCACAGTTGTATCGGCAGCGCTTCCTTGATCCATCGTCGGGTGCGGGATTATGGTTAACCGAGGGTCGTAGAGCTTCGCATAGCCCCGGTTGAACCAATAAAGCTCGAAGTCATTGACGCCTGCTCCTCCGGGTGTCGTATTCCCGAGCTTAAATGCCTTGTCCTCAGTATCCGCGATTCTGTTCTCCCCCCAGGGCGGATCCGATGTATAGCCCCTAATAGATGGTGCTGTCATTGTTCACCCCCTTCGTGGATTTTCTCCCCCTTTTTTATTTTGATCGTTATCTTAATGTCGATCGGCTCTCCACACCGGGAGCACGCCAGGCTGTCCTTCTTGTCCTCCTTCTCGAATCGGCCGACATCCTCGTCGTGGCCGAACGGGAAATTGCGGGTGATGTAATAGCTGATCAACTGCCCGCAATGGGGGCACAGGAATGGAACCAGGAAGGGCATCGGTCTCACGTCTCTTCCCCCTCCTCCGGGTGCAGCATGGCGACGATGTCTTCCTCCCTCATCACCAGCAGCCGCTCATCCCCGAACTTGAACTCGCTCCCTGCGTAGCGGTTATGGATCACCAGTTGCCCGCGCTTCAGGTCACTCTTCACCTTCGGCCCGCAGGCCACCACCATCGCGCGGCTGCCGTACTTCTGGTCATCCGATCCGGTCTGCGGGATGAATATCCCGCCCTTGCTCACTTCCTCCGGGGCCACCGGTTTCACGATGACCACGTCCCTCGTTGGTTTCACGTTAGGCATTTGCGTCCTCCTTAGGTCAGGAACTTCGGTTTCTCGTCGTAGACTTCCTTCCCCACTAACATCATCCTCCCGGCCAGCCCCATGCCCGTCAGCCCACGGGGGGGGTTCAGGTCCCACTTCCCCACCAGCTTCACCTTATAGAACGAACCGGGGTATTTGTCCGGGAACGGCCAGAAGAAAATCGTGTCGTCGCACGTTAGGCTGTAGAGGTCCGCCAGATCGTCGGAGAAGGACATCGGAACCAGCGCCTCTCTCGTCCAGTCCACCGTCGCCTCCAGGATCCAGCCCTTGTTGTAGTCCCTGGAGTTGCCCGCTTCCAACTGATGCGTGTCCCGTATGGGTACCCAGTTCAAAGTAACCAGGGCGCCAGTCCCCGTCAGGTCGATGATGTCCGGTTCCTTTCCGATTTTCGGTCCGACACTCATCAGGTCCTTTTCAGCAGATCCTCCAGGGTCCGGCCGGTCCTCTGCAGATCATCCTCGAGGGCTGGCCTCAGCTTGTCCCGGACCACCTTCACAACGCGGTCCTCGTCCTCAAAGCTGTCAAAGTGCAGATGATATTCACTCACCTGTCGGACGGTTATTTCCCTTCCCCCGAGTCCTCCCGGGATCTCCGGCGCGCGCAGGGTTCCAGCTCTTGGTAGGGGGACGCCGGTCAAAGCTCCTGCCAGTATCCGGGGAGCCTGAGCCAAAGATGCCACGATCTCCCGAAGGTTGTCAAGGGAAAAACCGGCCCCGATTCCCCTTCCTGGCTTCGTAGAGCCGAAGGGGTCCGGCTCCGGGGTAGCTCCAAGTTTGCTATTGAAAATATTGAGAGAGAGAGCCGTTTGATCGAGCAAGCTCCTCAGTAAGGCGAAGAAGTCATTAGTGCTATCTATCTCCTCTGCCATCGAGAATATGGATGAAGTGGCTTCTCCTGTACTTTCATCTACCCCATCTAAAGAGCCGCCAACCCTTTGAAGGGTTTCGATTAACCCTCTGTCATCTATATCCTCCTGCTCCCTCCCGGTTCTCCTTATCTCGCTATCAATATCGAGCCCGGTAAGGTCTCCTATTTCAGCTTCCTTGGCGAAGCCTTCCTTGTATTCCTTGCCAATCTCCTCTCCCCATTTAGAGAAGTTATTGATCGCCTCCTGGACAACTGCCATACTCCACATTACATCTCCAAGAATCCCGGAACCGCTGGCTCCCTCCTCGAATCCTTCCTTGTAGGCAGCTCCTGCGTCATATCCGGCAGTCGATGCCTCAGATTGAATACGGGAAAAGGTCTCTGATAAATCTATATCGCTGAGACCACCTTCAATATCGAATCCTTCGCTGAATAAAAGTCCGAGCTTCCGTCCTTCTTGTCGTGTGGCGTCACCCAGTCCACCGAGTTCCGCGCTGAATCTCTCCCGGAAACCCTCCAGCCCCCCGCTCTCCGAGACGATTCTTTCAACCTCTGCCATGGATTTTTCGAGGTTAGCGATATTCTCATCACTGAATCCGAAGTCCGTTAGCTCTTGGTCCTTTAGTGCCTCGGCTTCTTGCTTGAAACTCTCTGCAAGATCGCGTGTCATTCCGGGAATCCGGAGCAACGCCTCTTCAAGATCAAATTCTTCTCCTGCTAACCATTGGTCAATAACGCCTTCAATATCCCCGGTAAAAGTCTTGATATTTGATCCTGCTAATTTAACGGCGGTAGCGATTCCATCTGACCATTCCCTCCAGTCGTTCGTTCCCAGGTCTATTCCACCGGTGAATAATTTGCTCTTCTCAAATGTGCCGCTGGCCTGATCGAAAGCATCAAGCAAAGCCTGCATGCTCTCATCAGTGATATCCGGCAATCCTCTTAGTGCCTCTATGAATGCTTCTCGGAAATCACCTCCGTTTGCTTTGACATTATCAGTCGCTTCTTTGAAGGCTTCTTCCCATCCGCCAATTTCATCTCGTTGGTGGCGATTTAGTTGAGCCCACTCCCATACATAAGTCCCCATTGATTGCAGTGATGCCTCAAACGCCTCGCTTTCCTGTGCCACCTGGCGATCTTGCGCGTTCTCATAGAGGCCGAGCATATCCTGGATTTGCTTTAGCTGAGCGTCCGAGAATGCCTCACTTTGGACGATGTACTTATTAAACCAAGCCTGGCGACCGGCGAAGTTCATTTCAAGGACTTCCAGTAGTTCCCCGCCTCCTCGATGTTCGGCGTCAGCTATTTCAGATAAGACACCTCTCTCCCCATGCGTTAGCTGGCGAAGCCGGGCAACCGTCTGTTCTGCAAACTGATCGCCCTTCTCAACAATTTTATCCATTGCCAGGCCGAGTTCTTCCAGTCCGCTTGTGCCATGCTTGATTCCTACGGCACCCCCGAAGGCCCCGATCAATCCTCCGATAATTGCGCCGGGAGGTCCCAGGATAGCAAAGCCCGCTGCCATGCCTTTGATAGCCTCATCCAGCCGTCCCATATCCGGGAGAAGCGAGGTTACGGGACTTGCAATCTCGCCAAGTGCTGTAGTGAAATCACGAGCTTCAATCTTACCATCTTTGAATTTTGTTTTAAGGCCCTCGATATTGGTTACAAGGTTGGTGACAGCCCATGCAACTGCAGCGACTGGAGGGAGGATCGAAGCGAATGAAGAGCTCGATTCCTTGGCGGCAATCCCCATTTCTTGAAGTTCTCCGGTGGTATATTCAGCCGCCTCTCCAGCTTCAACCAAGCCAGTATTCGTTAAATCAACCCACGTTTCCCCTCCTACTTCGCTAACAGTAGCTCCTAATTCTTTCAATTCCCCCAGAGTGTATTCAGCTGCTTCTCCAGCCCCAGTGATCCCAGATGAAGCTAAATCAAAAGTCGCCCCAACTCCAGCTCCGCCACCCCCAATAGAGGAGAAGATACCGCCAAATGTCGAGGCGATTGATTGTCCGAAGCCTCCAAGTATCCCCTCAAGCCCAAGGATGTTCTCCTTGAATAAATTGTCGAATCCCAGCTTCTCTATTATGGAGTCTGCGAACGCCTTGCGGAGGGACGCCACCATCGATTTCCCGAAGTCGTCCACTGCGTCCCCCAGGTTGTCCCATCCCTGGAGCCCCGCCTGGAGCATATCGCTCAGCCCGGCCTTGAAGTCCGTCGTGACGTTCCCCCAGATCTGGATGATCTGCGCGGCTGCCTCGTCAGTATATTTAACCTTCAGCTGCTCGTAGGCCAGCCACTCGTTCGATCCCTGCTCGAACTTGTCCCGCTGCAGCTCGAGGTAGGTGATCAGCGACTGGATCGAGAAGCCCTCGAACTCCAGCATCCGCTGGGCCGTCTCGTCGATTACCTTCGCCAGCTTCTTAACCTCGTCCCCCTGCTCTGTGATTGCGCTATTCTGGCGTTTCAGGAGCTCCAGCCATGCCACCTGTTTCTTAAAGAACGCCTCGAAATCCCCCGCTTCCCACAGGGTCTCCAACTCGGCCTCGAGGTCCGCCATTTCCTTCCCGATCTTCCCGGCGACCTCACCCCAGTTGATCGTTGCCCGGCTGGCCTCCCGCACGTCGTCGATGTATGCCCTGAAGTCTGGAAACTCCTTTTTGCTCCTGGCGAAGGCTTCGCCGAGGATGTCGATTGATGTCTTCGTCGGCTCGATGGCCCCCGCAACCAATCCGTTGTATGCGGCCCGGAGTCCTCGAAGTGAATCGAGGGTGGTGTTAAGCTGTGCTGTTGAGATTCTCCCCTGATCGGACATGAATTTCAGGCCGGACGCCATATTCAGTAACGCCGCTTCATGTTCCTTGCCCTCCTTATTCAGCTCGGCCAGTGTCTTCTTAAGCGGGTTCAGCCGTTTATCAAGTTCCAGGATGTCCAGCTTGTATCTGTCGATCGTCGCCTTCGGGGGGATCAGTTCCAGGGGCTGGCCTGGGACTGTCGCTGCCTCCAGCCTGGCCCTCAATGCAGCCTGTTGCTGGGTATAAAATTCGATGTCGGCCTGGACCTGCTTTCGTTCCTCCTCCCTGGCCTCCCTGTTTTCTTCGAGCCTGCGGGCGGTGATTTCCGATGTAATCGACGCGATTTCCTGGGTGATCTTAAGGTTCTCTTTCTGAGCTTCGGTGAACTCCTCGACTTTCTTCTTGTCGATGTCGATGATGACCCCGTAGTCGTTCCACGCTCCCCCCGCATCCGGAACTATTCTCAGAATTGCGTCGATAGTCTTCTTTAGCTCCTTCTGCGTCTTGATATAATCGTCCGTCCCCTTCTCCTGTTCAGCCAGTTTCAGCTTCAGCTCGTCATACTTTGAGATCAGGTGCTCGATCCTCTTTTGCGTCGATTCATACTCAGCCACTGTCTGTTTAAGCCGCGCCGCAAACTCCGACGCATTTTTTCCCGCATCCTCGAACTCGCTATTCGCTGCGCTGATTGCGGCTATCAGACCCCCCGCCCCGACGAGCACAGCTACAGCGGCGGCTATCCCGATCACGATTGGCCCAGACAGTAATGCCCCAAACTTGAGAAGACCAGGGAGGAGAAATGCCAGGGTTCCAGTCAGCGTCAGCAACACCCCCGAGAGCAGGGTGATCGTTGCGATTACCCCCTTCATACCCGCGTTCAAATTCTCGAACCACTTCAGGAGTCCACCAATAGCGTCGGCGATACCTCTAATCAGGGGAACCAGCGGCTCGAAGAAATCTATCATCAGTATCTTCAGCTGCTTGGAAAGCTGCCCGAGTTGGAAGCCCAGGTCATCCGCCCGCTTCGAGAAAGCGAGCGCGGAGAGCCCCGCCGAGTCATTCAGCAAAGCGATGTCTTTCGTGAAACCTGCGACGTCCTGGAGGACCGGGGCCAGGACATTCAAGGCCCGGCGGTTCTGGAAAATCTCGACGATCTCCGCGGCAGTCGCCGCCCGGTTCAGGTCGTTTGCCCCAGCCAGTTTCTTGATAACTCCCTCAAGCCCCTCAGCCGCCAGAGTCACCTCGTTCAGCTCGAATCCAAACTTGCGGGCGGCTTCCTTCTGCTCGTCGGTGTTTTTGAGGAAGGCAAGCAGGGTGGACCGTGCCCCCGTCATGGCGATCCGGTTTCTCACCCCCGCCCGGGTGGCGGTGGCGATCAGGGCTCCGAGTTCTTCAAAGCGTAGCCCGGCAACGGCCGCCGTTGACGCGGCAAGCCCGATGCTCCCGGCAAGTTCTTCGTAGGTGACTTTCCCCCGCTTGACAATCGCCCACAGCTTATCGCTGACTTCGGTGGCTTGGGAGGCTTCCAGTTGGTAGGCGTTGAGGATGGTCGTCAGGGCATCGGCCGACACCCCGACAGAGGTCAGCCCGGCAGTCGCCGCCTCACTTGCCACCGCCAGCACTTGGAGCGCATCCGCCGGGGCAATCGACGCAGAGAGGATGTCGTACAGGCCCCTCTGGAGATTGTCAGTGGTCTGATCGAAGTCGACGGAGAGCTGCTTTATCCCCTGGTCGAAAATCGCCATCTGGCCGGAGATCTCCGTCAGCCCACCGGACAAAAGGGTGGAAATGTCGGACGCGCCCTTCTCATAAGCGACGAAAAGCTGGCCCGACTTGGTAACCAGTGCGGTGAGGGTTGCTCCCAGGACGGTGAGGTAGCGGCCCATGGATCGCAGGGCGGCACCGTTCTTTTCGGCGAAGCCCTTGATCCGCTGGGACCAGGAGCGATAGCGGTTCTCCTGCTTTCCCAGCTGCTGGCCGGTCTGGTTGGAAAGCTTCCGGAGATTCTGCGCGACCTTGTTAATGTCGGCCGCGGTCTTCTCCAGTCCCTTTATCGAGACCGTCCCGATTAGTTCCGCGATCAGTTCATCCATGCGGGCATCGCGAAAAGAACGATCCGGGTGTTAATTGTGTACCTGGTAAAATGGCGGGGCGTTCCTGCCATCCACTCCAAGTGAGGCGTCGATGTCCGGCGTTCGGATGTCTGCTTCCTTAGTCATCGGTATCATCACCGTCCTCGACCTCCCGTTTGTGAACGTCAACCTTACGTAGACTATCACTTGCACCCCGGAGAGGATCTTCACCCTCTCCACCTTGAAGCCCCTAATCAGCCCCTTCCATTTCATGGCCTCGATCAGAAAGCCCGCTTTGTCGAACTTGTGTCTGTACGTCAGCGTCGTCAGAGACCATTGATCCTCCGGAGAGGCATCCAGGTATTCCCGGATCCTGCTTTTCGCCTCCTCCTTGAGCGCCTTCCGATCTCTGACTTCGGCGCTCTTCATTATTCTGTTTGCTTCCTTGATATCCATGCGTCCTCTTTCAGTTCGTCATATTCACCAGCTCATCGACGATTGCATCGGTGAGCGGCGGCGCGCCCTTCACTGCCGGTCTTTTTTTATCCTTGTCCGGTTCCGCCGAGGGTCGAGGGTAATCTATTTCCTTCTCACCGAACATCTGGCTGACCTTTATCGCTATCAAGTTTGCCACCAGTTCGGCCTGCTCGAATCGGAACTCGTCGTCGTATGCTATTAGCCTATCGGCCTGTTCATTGTCTACGTCGACCGCTTGTTCGAACGAGCCAGCCCCCATCCTCATCAGTCGGAGCGTTACTTTGAAATCATTGGCAAAATCGCTCCGATCGTCCCCATCATCCCCGCTTCCTTGAACGTCTTGATCATGTCCACGAAGCCCTCTGCCTCGGCGGTTAAGAAAGGGGAGATGACCTTCACCATATCAGGGACCATCAGGTTGTCCTGTACCCAGTCCCGGTCTTTCTCCACGAACAATGCCGCCATCTCCTCCAGCAGCTCCACCGCCTTCATCAGGGCGCCCAGGATCAGGTTCAGGATTTCAGTTGGCTCCAGATCCTGGCCCTCTTCCCGGTTCAGCGCACGGGCTAATTCCGGGTTCTTGGTGAAGAGCTCGAGGATCAGCTTGATCGCCTGCTTCTCCTTCTTCCCCTTGATCGGCGGAACCTTTATCTCCTCCAGGATCCAGCCCTCGACCGTGTGGCCCTCCCGGATCATCTTCCTCAGATCATCGAGCCGTTTCTTATACGCATCCTGGTGCGTCCGGATGTTTGCCACCATCTTCAGCGCCGCTTCGGATGCCTGGGGCCTTCCCTCTTCTCCCGGCGGCGACATAGGTGTTACCGTCGGGGTTTCCTTCTTCTTCCCTTCTTTCTTCTCTCCGGAACTCATCGCGTCCCTCCCTGGTTAATGCCCCTATACCGGGGCGTTGATTTTAATGACCCTGAACAGCCTGCCCTTGTTGGTCGTCGAAAGTGCTGCTCCGGTGAAGTCGTACTCACCATCCAGCACCTTCAACTCGATCGGGAGTCCACTCATCCCGGTCTTGTTAAAGGACAGGGTTGAATCGGCCTGCGACTGTGCCCTCCAGACGTAGAAGAAAACGCACGTCCCATTAGGCATCCTGTGGAAAACGCGGGCCGCAACCTCGGCGAGGTTCGCATTCCCGCCGTAGTCGAGGATTTCGGTGCCTACACCCTCCGTTCCTGTATAGTCGCCCGCCCCGAGCGCATATCTCAGAAGGTCCAATCTCGCCATCCCTTCCATCGCTGTGAAACGAAGGGTAGCTCCTTGGAGGGTTATGTACTGCGCGATCAGCACCGACGGAGAACCCTGCCAAACCTCGAGGGTCTCCTTCGTGAACGTCAGTTCGACATTTCCGTCCGTCGCCCCGACGTCCTTAGTAGGCGTCTCTCCCGGAGGCCCGAGAAAAACGCGCGCCTGGCCAAACGTGAGATTTCTCTTCTCATACGTCGGCACGTTGTAGTTGACTTGGAAGCCCATAAGCCACCTCCTAACTACCATGCGCAGTTCTGTTTCGAGCCTTTCAGCCTCAGGCTGTCACAATGGTATCTATTTGTGAGCTCGGGAGGGACGCGAATCCTTCCGTAAGCTCTTATAGTCGTTAATCCTTCGCTGCCGGTCCGGGCCTCTCCGGTGCCGGCTCCCCCTTCTCTTTCAGTTTCTTTAGATATTCAATCACCAGGTCGTAGGCCGTCGATTTCAGCTCCTGCCTCTGGCCGCACTTCGGGCAGTTTATCATTACTCTGGCTTCGCCGAAGATCTCGATGTACAGGTCCTTGTGCTTTACCCGCAGGGAATCGCCCTCGACGATCCCCAGCACGACCTGGTTGCCGGCGGTTGCGCAACTTTTGCACAGCCACTCCTGCCGGGAGTTGGGAGCCTGGTCGAACTTGTCCTTTTTCGATTTCATTCCGCCTTCGTTAAGCCGTCTTCCACCAGTCCACCCGCCAATAGCTCATCCGGTGGAACTTGCTCTTCTCCTGGTCGAAGGGCCCCACCTTGGGACCCCTCAGCATATAGCATTGACCGATCGTGATCCCGAACCTCTTGCCGGCCAGGGTATGGAACAATCTTTCAAAGTGGTTTTGTATCGTCTTCGCTACCACATCCGTATCCGCCCATGACTCCATCAGGTAGTTCCCGTATTTGAGCGCCGGGATCCCGACGTCCGGCGTCGCATCGAAGTCGTGTAGAGTTCCGCACGGGTATTTCGGGCCTGTGACCTGGGTGATGTGTGTCGGATACGCGCGGTTTCCGATTACCTTTCGCAACTCCTCATCGTTGATGCAGATGTACCTCCACAACTCCGGGAAGTCCTCTATTGTCCGCTCGTCTGCCATCTTATGCCGTTCCTATCACTGATATTGTCCCAGCTCCTGATCCGCTTCTCATCTCTTCGATCATCGTCTTCTTTACCTCTTCCTTCAACTGTCCCAAAGTTCCCCATACTACCGGCCGTGGCATCATCGGTATTCCCACCTGGTCCCCCAGCACCACACCGCGGGCCTGGGGGTCGTTGGGATCCAGCCCGAAGTTTGCGACGAACGAATCATCCGTCTCTAACACCTCCGGCTTCAGAACTGCGTCCTGTACCAGGCCCCCAGACTGCTTGTGAACCAGCCATGCCGGGCTATGCGGCGGGTTTCCCCCGGGGCGATATGGATGCCCCATGTCCGCCAGTTCCTTTAGCGAGTGATCCGTCAGGCTGATGTTTCTTATGAACTGCCTGTTTACCAGCCTGATCGATTTTGTCACCGCCCGCTTTGCCGACTTCCGCAGTCGCGCCTGCACCTGTTTGTCGTAGAGCCTTAGAGTTGCTGTCGCCATCCGGGACCTCCCTTATCACGTGCTGGACCTCCCCGACATTCTCCGCCAGGATCTCCACGATCTTCTTCAATTGCTCGACCCGGGGATGGCCCTCCGGCATATTCCTCATCGTCTCCTCGGCGAGCACCTGGCCGTTCCGGAGATATATCCCCATCAGGGCCTGGTTGACCTGCCACAGCTTTCCGTCGTCCTTCTTCCGAGCCCGCTCGAAGTAGTCCAGGGCCGTGTCGATATCGTCAAGATCCAGATAGTGCAGCCCCAGGTTGTAGAGCGGCCGGCTGTCGTTCGGGGCCTGCTCCGCCCATTTCATGCTCAACTGCGCATACCGGTACATTTTCCGGTTCATGTCCTCCTGGCTCGCCAAATACCCCTTGTGCCTCACCAGAACTCCGGGGCGCCCGGGTGGGGGGGGTCCCCCCTTTATCTTCTCCAGGGCGTCACATAGCGTCTCGTGGATGAGGTTTGCGAAGTAGATCTTCCCCGGCATGTTCCGGAACAACCTGATCGACTCCTGTATGTTCGCCCGCGGCTTGAGGGTTTCCCCGGGATCGTCGAAGAGGTTCAGCACCGAGAAGATATGGATGATCGTCTCGTCCCTCTCGGTCACCGCCGAGATCTTTCCCAGGTCCTGGGATGATAGCTCCTCGTCCGGATCCAGGTACATCACCCACCGTCGGGTGCACTTCGCCAGGCCGAAGTTCCGGGCGGCCGAGAAGTCGTCGTTCCAGTCATATTTGTAAACCCTCAGAATCGGGAGCTTAGAGAATCCGGTATATTCAAGCAATGCCGCTTTGATAGCTATCTCCAGTATGTCAGTAGCGACACCTTCTACTTGGTTGTCCGTATAAACCAGGATGATCTCGTCAACGAACGGGGCCACCGCTTCGATCACCTTGGCGGCGCCCTCGAGTTCGTTGGCCCTCGCCATCATCAGAAGGCTGATCCCCCCGTCCGGATGGTAGTCAAGCAGCTTTAGGCCACTCTCGTCCACCAGGTGCGAGTAGTTGCCCCTCCCGCCGATCGCCCCCCTTCGCTTCTCCGTGTCCGTCTTCACGTACCAGGTATGCTTCCTCTGGGCCTCTCGGTAGCTCGAGTAGCCGTAATGGAGGATCGATACGTTGACGAATCCCACGTTGCCCGACTGGAAGACCGGGACCGTCGGCGTGTGGAATCCCTGGGGGTGCTTGTTGTCGAAGAGCTTATCCCCCGGCATGTTCCGGAAGAGGACCATCGGGCACATCTTGCCCCAGTCCCCGTCTATCCGGTACTTCTTCTCCCCCCGCCAGAAGGTCTTCATCGGCAACTGCCAGCAGAGGGTCTGCGGGTCCAGCGGCCGAAGCATCAGCGGGAGCTTGTCCCGGATCTTCAGCTCCACGGCCTCGTCGACATCCTGGCGGACGATCCACGTCGGGTTGCGTTTCTGTGCCATCTCCAGGAGGAACTGCCGCTCCTTATATTCCTGCAACGACTTGTCCCGGAAGCGGGACCGGTTGAAGGCCGCCACCTTCCCGCCGTTTCTCTTCAGGTTCTCCTCGACCACCTCGATCGTCCCGTCCGTCGATCCTGTGTCCAGCACCACGATCTCGTCGACCCATTCCAGGGATTCGAAGTACCTTCGGATGTGCCGGATCCCGTTCTTTACCCGGAGCATCGCCACGATCTTGTCCTCCGCCGGGAACTCCTTCTGCCACTTCTCCCGGAACTTCCGCTGGTTCCTTTCGAACAGCTCCCGCGGCGTGATCTCCAACTTGCTGATCGTCTTCGATCCCTCGTGATGGACGAACGCCCCCTGGCACACCAGGCTCTGCCGGCTCTTCAGCCGAGCCCGGAGACACAGATCGTTGTCCTCCCACATTCCCGGGAAGAACCGCTCATCGAACAGCTGGCCGGCCGGGACGTGGAACCCCACCAGCTCCTGGAGGAAGTCCCGCTGCGCCATCAGGCACAGGCCTGTCACCATCCACGATGCCACCGCCTTCTTGTGGTTCTTTCCCAGGTTCTCCTCTGCAAACTTCAGCATCTGCTCCTGGTTAGTGTACGGGGCCTTGACCTGCTGGTTCCCCCCGCTGAAGTTGCTCACCGGTGCCGTGAAGCTGGCCTCCGGGACGTAGATCAGGGGAGTCAGCAGCTCCTCGAACCAGCCAGGCGTAACGACCGCGTCATTATTCAGGAATACCACCACGTCGCCCTTCGCCTTCCGGAAGCCGCGGTTGCAGCCGGCCGGGAACCCGTAGTTCCGGTCCAAAAGGATCTGTCGGAGCCTGATCTTCTTCGTCGGGTGGGGGTTCGTCTCCGGATTGGCGTACATCGATCCGAACCATGCCAGCCACATCCGGGTCCCATCGGTCGAGTGGTTGTCTACCACAATGATCTCGGCTTCCACGCCATCAGGCAGCGTTTCGGTCACCGCCATCAGGCAGTCGATTGTGATCGGAAGGTTGTTCCGGGTGAGGATTACTATCGAGACCGTGATGTCGGCCTCACCGCTCTTCTTATCTATCTTCGCCATCAGATCCATCGTCTTCTCCTTACGGCCTCAGGGGCCTGCGGATTTTAGGAATTTCAGGTCGAAGTTCACGTTACCAAGTTCGGCTAATGGTGTCACGTAAATTATTCTAAATTTTTTCAATCGTCCGTCCCCCAAGTCGGCCTGTACGAACCGCCCGGCCACCAGCAGGGAGTCCGCCATCGACGCCCCCACGTAGTCCGCTATCTCCTGATCGCCGGCGGCCGCCATCCGGATGTCCCCCCGCTGCGCTTTCACTCTCATCATCACCGTGCCGCCCAGGACCTCCGCGATAACCGGTTCCCCGCTCCCCGCCAGTGCCTCCGCCGATATCTCCCCGCTTGCGATCGCCGTCTCAAACCTGTCGATCGACGTGAACTCCTTCTGCGTCTCTCGGGCATCGTCTCCTGAAGACAAGTCGACCGTCTCGCTGTCTGGAGAGCCAGCCACCTCTCCGAAAACCTCCACGCTGCCGGCCGCGGAATTCGTCAGCCTGATCGAAATGTGGGCCGGGCCGGCCGGCTGCCTGGTAGGTGCGATCGTGGGTCCGGGGGCTGTCCCGTCCAGTACGGAAGCCGTCTTGTAGTAGATCCCCCCGGAGATCTTATAGAAGTCCTCTATCGCCATCTCACTCGGCCGCCTTCGCCGTCCTCGTCGGGCCGACCAGCCTGAAGAACTCCGGGGCTGCCGCATCGTCGGAGGTCGGAGTTATCATCTCCATCTCGTCCTTGATCTCCGCCCGCAGCAGCTCGGCCTGCTTCTCCAGCTTCCGGGTATACTTGTACTCGAGTGATGTCTCCGATTCGAGCAGGTTGCTGATCGCAACGATCGCCACCGTCTTCGCCACCACCGACCGTAAGAGGTCCTTGTCTGGGCCGGTCAGCGACGCGTAGTTCGTAAACTCCTTTATCGCCGCGGCCTCTTTCGCTGGCAGGTAGGCCACGGAGAGCAACGTCGTGTCCGGGAGCTTGGCAACGTCCGTGGGTTTCGTCACGTCAAGCCCGACCAGGGCCCTGATCGCGTCCAGGTCGTCGGGATCCGTCAGTATCTTCGGCGTGTAGGCCATCCTATCCTCCCCTCCGTCGCCTGAGAATTGGAATGATGTTTCCTGGCTTAGATGCTGGAGTTGGTGCAATCGTCGGTGAAGGAGTCGGGGTTGCCGAAGGCGTAGGAGATGGTGTTGGGGTCGCCGTTGGCGTCGGCGTCACGGATGGCGTAGGAGTAGATGTCACCGATGGCGTTGGCGTTGGCGTAGGCGTAACCGTGGGGGTGACTGTTGGTGTAACCGTGGGGGTAGGGGAAGGCGTTGCCGTTGGCGTTGGCGTCGGAGTCGCAGTAGGAGTTGGCGTTACTGAGGGCGTAGGCGTAGGCACCCCCCTCGCCAGATTACAAAGACCGATATCTACATACGAGGCTCCTGTATCGTCAAAGTAGTAATATGTCTCAACTTCCCCAGAAGTCTCATAAGTGGGTCCGTATATGCGCCGACTTGTGCCGTCGTAATCAACCGTGAAATCAAATATAGACCAAGTTTTGGCTTCCTCGGTAAATATCGAATAATACATATTTGCCGAGGGGGGGTTATCGGTCCCATCTATAAAGCTCCCCGTCATACCAGAGACTTGCCCTTTTTCGTAGCCAATGCCTAAACCAAACGGACGAAGGATAACATCGAAACCCTCCGCGATCGTAGCGGAGTTCCAAGTCATATTCTCAATATCAGTCATCTGGACCCAGGCCCGGCCACCACAGGGAGTCATTGTAGGGGAGGGTGTGGGCATTACCGTTGGCGTAGTTGATGGTGTCGCCGATGGTGTCACCGTCGGCGTAACTGTTGGCGTAGGAGTCGAGGTCTTTTGGGGTGTTAAAGTTGGACTTGGGGAAGGCGTCACTGTTGGGGTAGGAGTAGTTGAGGGCGTTGAGGTGGGGGTAACAGAAGGTGTCGGCGTAACCGTTGGCGTCGGCGTTATTAAGTAAACCTGAAAATAATCCGTGAAGGTATCGTTGTCATTATTCTCAGTCTCCATGGCGTCAAAATAAACCCGTAACCTGGTAGTAGACCCAGGGGAAGTAGCAGTGAAAGATTGGTTACTCCAGACATCTATCGTGACCCCTCGATACGCTCCTGTTTGCCCTCCAAGAAAATCATCGACATCGTTATAAAACAATGACGCATAATTATAATATACCGTGTCAGGATCACCCACTCCAGTAATGCTCGTCCAGCCACTCAATCTATAATTTTCTCCCGCTAAGGCATTCATGGGATAACTTATAACCGCCCTATCCCCAGGGGTTAGCGTTAAAGCATTTGCACGACAAGAACGGACTCCCTCATAAGGATTTGCTAAAGACCAAGTTAGCTGAGACGGCGTTCCGAGTTCGGTCCAATCAGAAATGCTTTGTCCCCCGCCGCCATTACCAACTTCAAAACTCGGGTTAGATAAGGTATCGGGGATTGAGGGCGTCGGAGACGGAGACGGTGTGACGGTAGGGGTAGGAGTAACCGATGGAGTCGGGGTTGCGGTAGGCGTAGGGGTAGGCGTTGTCGATGGTGTTGTCGAAGGAGTAGGTGTTATCGGAGAGGGCGTCGGAGTTATGGATGGAGTTACCGTAGGCGTAGGGGTTACGGTCGGACTCGGACTCGGGGTCGGAGGTACATCGTATATTTCCCCCCAGCCAATCGTACAACCACCGTTCTCCGTATTTCCAATCCAGTTAGTTATAAGGTTTCCTGAATTAGAAATTTGAGAAGGATATTGAGACTGAGAGATATTAACTGTTGACTGCCGAGCAAAATCTATCTGCGGCCAGTTATTTGCTGGCTGGTCCAATGATGGGATCCAAGGAGGTGAGTGGTTCGGGTCGTGGGTGCGGAACTGAAATGAAGTATCGTTCTTGTCCCACACATAGCCAAGATCTCCTCCCTGATACTGGACTATCCCAACGCAACCGAGCGAATCACTCGGCTCGACAATCGTATAGTTTGTCCACGCCAAGCCTACTCCACTGGTCCTTTCGGCGGATATTATATTCCCAGCGTCATCAACATAAATGATATGGGCTCCCTCGACCCCCGCATTAAGAGTATTTTCCACGTCAAATTGAGCTTCCCCATCAGAGGCGTCGAGGGCGACTGTTGTCTCAATTCCCCACGTTTCGCTATTATTTCTATAGCGAGATTTTATAACCGATTGCTCTTTCCACGTAGCAAGTATTTCTTTTTTCGTTCCGCCAGAGTCGCCAACGACTTTTATAATGACCCCATATATTTCCTGGTCATTCGTCCCGCTGGACATAGTTTGGGTTGAATCCCAGGCTGTTATATCCCCCGTAGCGGTATTTTGCCTTGAGACGACGATATGGTTTACTCCATCATCGTACGAACCAATGACTATAATATTTGGCGGGGAGGCCGATTTGCTAAAACCAATATTAGCATCATGGTAGGTATATCCATCGCCCGCAAATACAGTAGTTATATTCTCCCAACTCCATTCCGTATCTGACGATTCATCTGATTCGGCGATATAAATACTTGACCCGTCAGTCCAAGTGATTGTCGTGGGCGCGCTATCTTCCGCAAGTTTAACGGCAAACGAAGCTCTTTGGTATAACCAGTTAGAATTATCAATTGAGGCGAAGGTGTTCTCCGCCCACTGGCCCGTTGAAAATAAGGTCTCGGCTATCCATTCAGAAATAATCATATCGTCAGACAACCGTTGCCTCCACCTCCAATAGTAATCGCCCTGAATCCCCATCTTGCTCTGCCAGTTCTCCCCGAACTCCCGCAGACATTGCGCCGTAGGGGTAACAGAGGGTGTAGGGGTGATGCTTGGCGTTGTAGTTGGCGTTGGAGTAATTGACGGGGTAGTAGATGATGTTGGAGTAGGTGTAGGCGTTACAGTTGGAGTAACTGATGGGGTCGGAGTTACGATTTTTCCAACCGCAACGTTATCAAGACCGTATTGCTCATCATCGGCGTTGTTTGTAATATACCAACGTAGTATAAGATCCGTTCCCGATGAAACGTCCGTCCCTTCCGTACACCAAGTATTTGCACCATCGGGGAAATCATTTGTCTCCCAAAACCAAGTTGTCTCTGCTCCGTCAATATCATAAGTTAAACGGTACTCGTCAGCAGGCTCCAGGCCGTAAGAAGCTATGCTCCAGGCCGAAATTGTGATTAAACCAGCAGCTGATGTATCAATCGTCTCGCTAATCCATATCGCCTCGCCATCGAGATCACGAGCCGCCATATATGTGTGATTCTCCCAGTCAGTACGATACCTAACATCAAAATAATCATCGGGAGGGACAATCGTCGCCCCGGAGGTATCAACGGTCCAGCGGGGAGGTGAGCCGGACCCTTCTATCGTTCCGATCGAATAATTATTGAATGTCTCGGACCAGAACGTTACGTAACCGGCTGGGGTTGGAGTTGGGGTCTGGGAGAACGCATTACTCAACACGAGCAAGCATCCCAAAACCATAAAAGCAATTATTCTTCCGATCCGCTTTTCCATCCCGCTCTATCTTTATACCTTTCCGTTGAGTTCCTTCGGGAGGTTCTCGACCATCGTACAGAGGCCGGAAACCTTCCCCTCAATCCGGGCGACCGTGGCGTTCATTTTGCCGACGTCGGCCACCGTCTTCTCGTGGCGGGCAATGTCCTGCTTGACACCCGCCATCCTCTCTTCGAGCCTCCCGATCTTCGCCGGGTTGGTCTTCTGGCAATCGTTGAAGTCATCCCGGACCTTGCTGACGGTCTTCTTCGTCGGGACAACCCAGAAGGTCAGCACGGCCCCATAAAGGACCGCCATCCCGGCGACAACCCGCCATATAACTGCCGAAGCCAGTACCATCTCCATGTCAGACCCCTTTCGCGCTTAGCGCCAGTATTCAATTTCGGCTACCTGGCCGGCTGCCCCATCGCAGCGCAGATATAACACCAGGCTCGTGTAGCAGGGAGGGCTGACGTACGGGGGACCGGCTGACGGGATCGTCCAGTAGGCAGTCGAGGTGCTGCCGGCGAAGAAGCCTATCCTCAAATTGTAATCGCCCCGCAGCTGTACCGAGAATGCCTTTATCCCTGCGCCTAAGTCGATGCTATATTCCGTCGACGCCAACGTCAGGGTCTTGATCAGTACGGTCCCCTGGGTTGGAGCATTCTGTTGCTGGCAAAAAGCGCGCCCTCCCCCGAGCACGGTGGTCAGAAGAAGGGCGCAGATGATGCCTATCAGAAGGGATCTCCTCATGATTCTATCCTCCGAAGATGAGGCGGGAGGCGGGGGACGGTGCGACCGGAATCAACACCGCCCCCCACACCAGGTGACCGGCGAAGGCTGCCTGGTAAGGACGCTCTCCCGCCCAGTTCCTTTCGCGTCTCCGCGTTTAGTTCAGTTTCAGGATCCGGATGACCTGCGGGAAGAGTATCCCGAAGCCGACCATCTCGGAAAGGATGATCGAGGAGAACTGCATCCTGATCATCTTCTCCATCTCCGTGATGTCGCCGCCGACCTGCAGTATCCGCTCCAGCGCATACTCCTTCTGGAAGCAAAGCAGGTTATCGTCGGGCACTGCGGAGTTGTAGATCAGCGTGACCGGGCCCCAGATGTTCTGCTCGAGCCGGAATCGTACGGTCGCGGGTCCTTCTTGAAGAGCCGCCAGGACTTCCATGATATCGGCGCCTGGCTTGCTCATCGTTACCCACTTGATCAGGGCCTTCTTCCCCGCCACGATCGTGTCGACCTGGTACGGGAAAAACTCCAACGCGAAAGCTAACCACGCGTTGTAAGTCAAGTTACCCTGGCCCGCCGACGAAGCCGTATCCAGCCCCTGGGAACCGTTGGCTTTGTAGATGTAACTGTCCGCCACCTGGTTCCACATCGTCGCCACGGCGTCGTCCGACTCGGACACCCTCGTCTGGGTCATGATCAGGGTGATCGCTGTCTGGAGAATGTCGAGGGAAGCCTCGCGGATAAACTCGTACGAGGTCTGCACCTCTCGGCCGTACTTCTGGACCTTCCCCGGCGTATCGGACCACGCCAACTTGACGATCGGAAACTCCGTCATCTGCGGCGTCCGCTTCTTCCGGACATCCTTCTCGTCCCAGGTGATTTCCATCGCCTGGTAGGTTGCCGAGGTGATCATCCGGGTCAACGCTAACATCGCGTCGATCGTCGCCGGCCGCAGCAGCACCATCCTGACCACCCGATCTATGAACTCAGGGAACAGGACCTTGCTCGCCGGATAGCCGGCCTGGAAGAACCGCTCGCCCTTCGAGGCGAATCGGCCCTCTTCCGGGAAACTGACCGGTACGATCCCCGCCAGCCTCAGCTGCCGTTGATATGCATCGAGGCCAACGAGCTTCCCGGCACCGTCGTACCGCGACGGGTCCCGGCGCTCCAGGTACTGCGTGAGGTTGATCCCTTCCTCGGAGCACTGCTTGTAAACATCTATTCCGGCTGACAGGTCAATGTCCGCCGCCCTTGAGGCTCCGCCCACGATCTCCACGTTGTCGGGCAACTGGAATTCGCGGTCGGTTCCCGCGTAGACTAATCTAACTTCTGGTATCATCGTTTCCGCTCCCTTTAGGCGGAGAACTTGACGTAGACCTTGAGATTGGTCCTGTCAACGCTCACCACTTGTCCGCGGCCCCCGTCTGAATGGGCCACGCCTTTTACTGTGCCGGCGGTCTGGCCGCCTCGCACTCCCTGCCGACGTGTCGGTGTGTCGCCCTCCGTAAAGGGAAACCACATGTAGCCGGCATCCTGCACCGAGCAGGCTCCGTCGTTTTCCACGACCGCAAGCCGCCCGATGGCCGGTTCGTTCTCCGTTACCTTCGTGACGGTGACCCCGGTGACCTCACTGAAGCCGCCGGATATCATCACGGCGACATCCAGGTCATCGGTTGTCAGGCTCGTCACGTAAGGCGCGTAGGCGTTTCCGCCCCTGGGGAGATCGAACGTCCTGATCGGAATGTTCTGATCTGGCATTATTCGCTCCGTTTTTTGATCGTTGCGCCCTACTTGCTGATGGGCGTTTTAACGTCTCTGTAGTACTTGTCGGACAGCTGCGTGTCCGGGATTCTTCCCGTCTTCGGATCCGGCTTGCCGATCTTCTTTGGATCCGGCTCCGGGCCTGATCCATCGTCCGAGATCCTTCCGGACTTCAATCCCCGGTCAGCCGCCTGCTTCCACAGATCTCCCTGCTTCTGCACGAACTCGACACCCTTCGAGGCGAAGAGCTCCGTCCAGTGATCCTTGTCGAAGCCATCCTTGTCGGCCCGTACTCCCTGGGCCAACGCCTCGGTGACCACGGCCTCGCGGTGGGTCCGCCCGATTTTGGCGAACTCGACCAACTCCCGCACTTTCTCCGGGGTCCTGGTCTCGCCTTCGGCCGCTTCCGGAAGCTCTGCTACCAGGGCTTCGGCGCCCGTCGCCCGGTCCTGGATCGTCTGCATCTCTGTGCTAAACGTCCCCAGGAAGGTATCGACGGCCTGTCGCGCCTCTGTCTCGCCCTCGGCCGCATCGATCGCCCCGAGCGCGTCACTTGCCGTCCGGCGGATCTTCGTCCCCTGGGGGAGACCTTCGTGGATCCCCCTCATCAGGGTCGTGAGAACAGCTCTTGCTACTTCCATGGTTCTTTTCTCCTTCTTTCTTTTTCCTCGCTGTTCGGTTTCGGGTGCTTGTCCCCCTGGGGGGGCTGCTGCTCCCGCTTTGGTTTCTTCCTCCTGCGATCCGGATCCCGGGGATCCTCCCCCCGGACCGGCCGCTATCGTTACCACCCCCCTGCTGTCGGGGAGTCTCACCCCGGACATCAGCTGGAAGGCGAGCATCGCCTTATCATCGAGTTTGCCGTCCTTCGCCATCCGGATCGCCTTCTCCACTACCGTCCCCTGGGCTGCGTTCATGTAGGCCAGCGAGGTCTCCCGCAGGCTCCCGCCCATCACCCGGGCTATGCAGAGTTTCCCTTCGTACTTGAAGTTCGGCAGGTGGTCGCAGTCCTCTGACATCAGGTCATTGTTGCAGATCTCGCACTTGTACCACCCCTTCTCTCTCCCCTCCATTGCTTCGATCGTGAAGCCGATCGAAGCCCGGCGCCAGATCCCTGCTCGGAGGTTCCTGACAATGTCGTTCGTGTTCAACCCGTCGCCGACGGCAGTGTTCAGGAGGATGTAGTATCGGCCTCTCAGCCACGTGCCCTGCTTCCCATCCCGTTGCGTCAGATCCCCCTGGAAGCTGTTCCCGATCGGCATCATGTCCGTCGCCGATCCGGTTATCCCCCACCGGCCCCCGATACCGTGAGACTTCATCAGGGACCGCGAATCGATCAGATCCGCCACGTAGTTCCTCAGGGTCGTCTCGAGGTCCTGCCTGGTCCCGTAACTGTCGGGCAGTTCGTTGGATGCCCACATCGAAAACGTGAACAGCTCCTTTCGGTCCAGGTCCGCCAGTGCGATCGAGTTGATCTTCTCCATCTCCCACTTCTCGATGTCGTCGCCGGACCGGGCCGAGCGGGTGTCAATCTCTACCACCATCCGGTCCAGGTCCGCCTGCCCGAATATCGGCAGGTCCGCCGGTAGCATGTCCGACGTCATGCCGGGCCTCATCCTCCGGGCGATTGGTTCCGGGATCACGATCGCCGGCGCCAGCTGCCGGATCTTCACCCCCAGATCGTCTATGTGCCCCTGCATGTGCTGGATGGCCTCCTCGGGCGCTCCTTCCTCCTTGGCCTTCCGCATGGCTTCGATCAGCATCCCCCGGTGGACGAACATCTCCCCGCTGACGTACCGGCCGTCGATCTCGCATATCTCGCCCTTTCTGACCCAGTGGTGGGGATATCGCAGGTTGAACTTGCCATCCCCCTGGTCTACCACCAGGGCGAAGGCGTCGGGGGGGAGACGATCCACTACGATGCTCGAGGTTCTGGGGGGGGGTTGCACCTCCACCGAGCTATGTTCCGGAGAGCGGCCGCTCGCTGCTTCGAAGCGCCCCTTATGGCTGCGGCTGTGTTTCCGGGCCTGTGCGACCGACCAGGTCCCCTTCGGATATCGGAAGGCCTGTTTCTCCCATTCCCCATCACTCTTCCGTCGGCCGTGCATCACGTCGTACTTCCTGCCCTGATGTTCTTTCTTGCCGTTCTCCCTCCGGAACTGATCGAACAGTTCTGGATCCTTTAACCTGCAGGTATGCTCTCTTGGGTGTGACATTATCTGTTCCCCCCGTCTCTGAATTGCCTGGTTATTCTTATTGTTCCTTTCTTCCCGTCCTTGGCGGGGATCACCTGCTTCTTTATCCGGCCCCCGCCGATGTCGTCCGGGAACAGTACCACCGACTTCTTCTTGCCATCAGCTTGTACGACGAATGCATTCATTGCCTATATATGGGCGTGGTCCACAACCGAAACGGCCCGACTGGTTCACCTCGCGAAGATCTCCCGGCTTCACCACCTTTGCGAGGGGTGCCATCTTTCCGGATGGATTCTCGACTTCACCTTCCGCAAATTCAACGATCTCCAGCCATCTCCTCTCTATCCTTCCGTTCGATAGTTTAATGAAGATCTCCGGTATGCCAGCTTCCCGAATTTTTATCTTATACTTAGCTCCCTTTGGTAACTCGATCAACTTAAAATCATCGGCAAGCTCACAGGCGGTCTTCGCATATCCCTCGGGTATCATCTCTTTCTTTCTCCTTTACCTTTACCTTTACCTTCTCCTGTTCCTTTTCCTTTTCCTTGTACCCCCGGGTAGGGGGTACCGGGGGGCTCCCCGTTAGCTTCTTTTTAGCTTTGAATAAGCTTTTTCCTATACATGATCCAGTGTCTACACTTGGTAAGGCACTCAAACTCTCCCGGGGATGGTACTGTTGATGGGGTATAGGGGTTCCCGTCCACCGCTCCGGGGCAGCCGAAGCATGATGTCTCGATTACATCCGCCTCCGGAAACGCCGTGAATAGCGCCTCGACCACAACTGCCTTCGCCGCCAGGTTCACCCGCTGGAGGATCATTTCTTCCTTGAATCCCTTGAACAAGACCTTGTGGGCGGCGCCGGCGTAGGCCGCTACCCGGAACAGCTTCTTCGTTGCCGCGGTCCTGAGTGCTTTCCCTGCCGCGGCTTTGTCTGCGTAGTCCCCCTCAAGAGCCCGGTCGACGTCTTTCTGGATCGCTCCGAACCAGCCGGCCGTATATCCTCTCTCCTCCTCCGTCATTTCCCCTACCCGGCTGGCCGCTGTGGCTGCTGACATCTCCCGGCCGAACTCGGCTATCTCGTCGGCTGAGACCATCCCCAGTTCGTAGGCCTCTGCGAAGTATTGCTCCTCAAGGATCTCCACTTCCCGCTGGCCGGACGCCAGGATCGCTGCCACTGCGGTCGATTTCTGGTTTGCGTTCTCGATCTTCACGATCCGTTCACTGGCCTGTCGTAGGTTGCTCCGGTTTCCCTGGTTATTGGTGTATTTTTAAAGAAGGCTACCCGGTCCATCCCTGGCACTTCGCACTTTTGGCAGCCCCGGTACTTCGCTTTCTGATGGGCCTCGGTGTCCCATTTTGACTCTGCTCCGATTAACACAACCCTCGTGACGAGTTTCCCCTTCATGTTGCGAAGTCCTCCGGGAAGTTGTAGTCGTATGGTCTGCATGCGGCCGCTCTGATTCGACTGGCTTCCAGCCTCTTATCAATCTGGTACCTCGTCCGGCCCCTGATCCTTTTCTTCTTTTTAGGGTTGCCATCCCCAAAGACCAAGGCGATTAACCGAGGGAGGATCAGCTTGACGGCGATCAACCCGGCCTGCGTCCAGAACTCTCTCTCTGCTGATGGTTCCTTTCGGCTCATTACCACTGCTCCCAGTAGTCTGGCTCCGGATCTCTTGTGTCGTCGGGGTCCATCTTAATCCTCCTCCGATGCCTGAAGGCCATCCGGGTTTGTCTCAAGCTCTTGAACCCTGCCATAGTCGTAAGGACAAGGCGGTCTGTCAGGGGCGCTCAACCTTCGGTTTTTGCCGCCCACTATGAGCCCGAGAATGAGAAGGATTATTGAAGTTATGATAACGGCTATTGTCAGCTCGTTCATCTTACGTCCTTTCCTCCATCGCGTCCTTTAACACCGTCATCCTGCTTTGTCCGCCTCATTCTTCATCCCCCTCGAGTTCCAGGTTCTCCAGGGTGACGTCCTCGACCTGCCGCGTGGTCCGGCGCATCGTTCTCTCCAGGTCCCGCTCGTAGGATCTGATCAGGTCGTCGACCTTGCTCCGCTTCACCGTCTGCAGCCTGTCGCCCCTGGGGCCTGTCGCCATCGTGTTTTTTGCTGAGCTGACTGATCTGGTCCTATCCTCTGGTTTCCATCCTCTCCCGACTATCATCGACTCCACGCTCTCCAGTCGGGCTGCGGTCTCCTCCGGGCCAACTATGGCGCTGGCCCTCATCAGCAGAGTATCGTCCAACTCCAGCATTGGTTCCCCTGTCGCCTTCTCGATGCCGAAGAGCTCCTTTGCCGCCTCGTCCGGGCCGATGATTCCGTACTTCACTGACAAGAGGATCCTCCGGGTCTTAGCCAGGTCTGCTTCCTCGGCCTGTTTCCGGCTGTAGAGCGGGATCGGTTTGTAGATCCTTGATACCTTCCCCTGGAGCCCCTTTACCTGAAGTGCGAAAGTCAGGGCCGAGTCTAACCCCGACTTCACCACCCTCCGGATCGAGTCCACCGAGGCGATCTGGATCATCCACTCGATCGAACCCCAGCTCTCGGTCTTCCCGGTGTGCATGTTCAAGAAGATTGACAGCGTTTTTAACCCGTTGGCGATCTTCGACTTCAGCAGGTCCATCAGGATCTTTGCTGAGATGGCCGACTTCCCGCTGCCGCCCTTCTCCTCGATCTCCGTCGCGTCCGTCGTCAGGTAGCTGTCGTCCGGTTCCATCTTGTCGATCCGGATCTGCAGCTTGTCCAGGTAGTCCTCGATATATTTCCTCAGCGCCTTCGGGTTGTTCTGGATCTTCACCGGCGCGTTCTTTGCGATTATCTTCTCGACGACTTTGAAGTGGAGCCGCGGGTTCCCCTGGTTATGGGTCACTCTTTGGAGGTCCGCCAGGATCTGCAGGTCGAAGAAGACCACCTGGAGCATCGAAACCTGGGGCGATACCCCGTAGGGGTCCCCGATGTCCGGGTCCATCGGTACGTAGTAGAAGCCCTGTTTGTCCAGGCTGACCCATCCCCCCTGGCCTCCCCCCATCTGCTTCGGGATGTACCTGATCGTCCCGTCCTCCTCCGTCTGCTCGAAGAAGGTGATGCTGCCGGGGTCCACTGCGACAATGTCCTTCGTGTCCCGGAGGTTTTCCATTAACACAACCTCGGGGGCTGTTGCGGCCTGGGTGTAGGTGGTCCGGAAGAACTGGCCCTCAAGCGTCTGGAAGCCTCCGCGGTCATGGCTGATCCTCGCCACCACCTCGTCGATGTAGGCCTGGCCGCGGGGAAAGTCGTTTCCCTTAAGGTCCGTCACGTGGATCAAGGTATCGTCGGAACAAAGGCGCATGAAGATCCACAGCGCCATTGATGCCTCGGGGGAAATGTTGACCAGGTTCTTTAGGAGGGTCGACGTCGATAGCCTCTTCAGCTGTTCGACGTCTACGTCGTAGATGATATTCCGGCGGGGAACTATCCCCATTATCTTTCTGCCGGGTCGGAGGTAGAGGCTTAAAGATGGCCGCGACTTCTGGCCGGCTTCGATCTTCCGCGCCGTGTCTTTACCGGTCTTCCCGTCGTCCTCGTTCTCTTGGTTTTCTCGACGGTGGAATATCGAGAACCTGAGCCGTCTTTTCCTTGCCATGCTTTCCTCCCTAAGTATGGGCGGGGTTCACAACCGGAGGGCTATTTTTTGGAGTCTATTCTGAAATAGATCTGGGGGTCTACATTCATCAGCAGCTTTTTTAGCTCCTCGATCGAGATCATGACCGGCTGTCTCGTCGCCGCAGCCTGTTGTACCTCGCCCCTCTTCGGATCCGGGAACGGCGGCAGGAAGTAGACGCCGAGGAAGACCTTCGCCGGCTCCTCCTGGATCTTATTCCCGCAGTATCCGCAGAAGTTCGATTCCTCGAAGGCCATCGGGTTCTCGCACAGGTGGATCCTCGCCCTGTCGCATCTGCAGACCTTATACCTCGGTACTTCCAACATGGCGTCCTCCTTGGATGGGATTCGGTGAGGGGGGCGTTTTATCACTCCCCTTAATTTTGCGCAAGGGTTTTTTTACTTAGCCTTAACTTCCCGGATCAAATCCTCGGTTCCCATCAGGTCAACATCTGTCTCATCCTCTTCGTACGGAGGGAACTGGGCGAACAACATCCCTACTGCGTCCGCCTGGTCAAATTTCTTTCCTCTGAATTCCGGGTGCTTCTTCAGTTCCTCTTTTGACAAGAGCTTTGTCACCGCCCCGTGCTTCCCTTTTTGCTTGTAGAAGACCTTTGTCCTCGACCAGAGCTGTGCCTTCAACACCGGGTCATTTGGCAGGTCGACCTCCTCCGTTTCCAGGATCTTCCCGAAATCGGCGAACATCTCCGTGCCGGCGTCGTAGTACCTGGTTGGATCGTGGGCTCGCTTTCCGAACTTAAACGGGACTGCGAAGTAGTCATCGGCGATCAGCTGGTCCGTCACGCCCCCCCCGACCCCGGTGTCGTCAATGAACATCGGGATCTCCTTCGGGCTCTCGAACCTCCGGGCCAATTCCTTCAGCCTGGCCGTTGACCAGGTTGTCCGATCCTTCCCCTCGTGGATGAACTTCTCGATATGCAGCCCCTGGCGCAGTCCGATCGCCGTCTCATCCGTCCCCTCCCGGGCCACGTCGCAACTCAAGCGGACCTCGTCCCTTTTCCCCGGTCTTATTTCCCGGTCGCAGGCCCTCTGCACATCTTCCATCGAGACCAGCATCCCGGCCACCTTCGTCGGGATCTGTCCCATTACCATCGAGAGGTAGAATGGACTGTCCGCCCTATGTAGGTCCAGGTCCTTCTGGCACTCCACATTGCTGACTCGTGGGCTATTCCAGCCCGTGCAATGGATATGGTGCCAGCGGGCCGCTTTCTTCGGGTCCAGGGAGATCTCGCAGAACTCGCCGATCGGGGCACGAGGGGGGGTCCCGCCAACCAGCCACTTCTTTACGCCCCCCTTTCCCCGTAGGAGCCGTCGGCCAGACTTCCAGACCGGGTCCGGGATCCCCTTCGCCTCATCCATGATCAGGAGCTGATTGACGTTATGCCACCCCTCGAAGTTGGCCTCGTTGCTGGTGGCGAAGCCGAGCATGAACCACTTTTCCTCCTTGCTCACCTCCCACCGCTTTGACTCCATCACCCGGCCGGGCAGCCGGATCGGGGCGTTGTAGTAGAAGGACCGGACCTCCGGCCAGAATTGATGCCAGAGTTGCCGATCCGTCGAGGATGTCACGATCACTGATGCGTTCGGTCCGTAAACCGTCAGGAACCAGACCGCGATCCCGGCGAAGACCCAGGTCTTCCCCACCTCGTTTCCGCACTTCACATCGACCTGGGGATAGTCCCGGACGGCGTGCATCGTTTCGATCTGGAACGGGTCTACCTCCTGAGCCCCCAGGATCTCGCTAAAGAAGATCTCCGGGACCCTCCTCCACTCGTTCATCCTCTCAGAGAATTTCCTCCACACGCTTTCGTCGTATGACTTTCGAGCTCGCCTCTGTGCCAAGCTCTCCCTTCTTTTTATCACACTTCGCAGGTGGCTCATCGGCCTCCTTTTCCCGGTCTTCTACGGCCAGCCTCCGGAACAGCGCCATCAGGTCCTCTTTCGTCTCGTCGTCCAGCGCGACGTCCCACACGTTTTTCCACTCGATCGTCGTCAGCTTCGACTTCGCCATGTTGACCAGGGCCAGGGCGATCGCCGTCACGCTCGGAGCGATCGTCTTCTCCTTCCGCTTCTTCAGAATCAGCCGCGGCTTCGCGCCCCTGGGAACCCCGCTCTTGGCGGAGACAATGTTCCCATCCCCGTCCTCGTAGACAATGTTCCCGTCCTTGTCTGTCTCCGGGATGAACTCCTCCTCGACTTGCTTGAACCCCTTGGCCCGCAGGATCAGTGCCTTCTCCACCTCACTGGCCTCGTCCATCAGCCTCCGAAGGCCCGCCTCCTCCTTGGCGTCCATGATCCTCTCGTCGATGCTCTTCCCCTGGGCCGGCGTGTCCTCCGGGGCGGCTGTCCGCTCCTCGGAGTCCTCCTGCCGCCACTTCCAGAAGGTCGAATACTTCGTCCCGGCTTTGAGGCACGCATCCTTGATGCTCACGCCTTCTGTGAGGTGTCCCAGGACCTTCTCGATCGTTTGTTCTCGCTGCTCCGGTTTCATTTCCTTTTAGTGCTCTAAAAGCTCTATTTCTTCTACTTCGGTATAGGTTGAATCACTGACCCGAGCAGTCCTCGCCTGGCCGCTTCCTTGCTCTTCCTCAACCTTGCGACGTATAGGAATCCCACCTTGCGGAACTCCTTAATTGGAATCCTCTTTATCTTCTTCCTCTCCGGGGGTTTCCCTTTCTTCAATGGTGTACTCAACTGTCCCTTTTCCATCAGTCTCCTCCTCAGGGTTGGTCCTTTTTGCCTGTTACTTCTCGGCCTGCTCTGTCAGCATGTCTCGGACCAGCTCGAGCTTTGCCTGTCTCTCGGCCGCGATCCGCTTCCACTTGTTTACCTCATCCGCCAGCCGCCTGATCGCCTTGGTCATACTGGCAACCTCTTCCTCGACGTTCCCATCCTCCATCACCTTGTCGAAGCCCGATTTTTCCTGCAGGGACTTCTCCAGCTCCGCCTTGCTCATGCGGGCACCTGGAGCGTGGATTTTTTTCGCCCTCTCCAGAACTGCCTCGGCGGTTTCGGCCGGCTCCTCCGGGGGTGCCGGGGGCGGGCTGGCCGAAGCGGCCTTCTTCTTCCTTCCCCACGACTTCTTCTTCGGGTAGTTGGCGTCCAGGGTCCCAGCCCGGTGCTCCTGCCAATAGCATTTGCCACAGAGCCCCCGCCCTATGATCGTTATTTCTTCGCCACACTTCAGGCAGACGGCGACCTTGTTTTTCCTCTTCTTCTCGTTCTTGACCATCTCCGCGTCCTCCTTCTTTTTGCCCGGGTCCTCTCCGGGCGGTTGTGGTTCCCCTTCTCCGGTCTCTTCCGGGCCGACATCGCCCAGCAACTTTCTCTTCAGGTGATCGGCATGGCACGGCACACACAAGTGCGTCTCCGGGATCAGGTTGCAGCTCCTTCTGCATCCCGCCACCAGTACCACGCCCTCGATCCCCTCGCATCTCCCCTTCATCCTCTCTGGCTCCTCCTCCTTCTCCTTGCTGACCCCCTTCCTCCGCAGCCGCTCCACCTCATCCTTCTCCGACCAGCAGTCGATGCAGGTCTTGTCCTGCGGGTCAACGTCCTTTTCCTCCTCGCAGACCACGCAGATCCCTTCGATGTAGTCTCCGTCGCTCACTTCTTTTTTGCCGCCTTCTTCCCTTTCCAGACCGGCGCCCTCTCGAGGATCCTCCTCCGGACCTCCCGGGCAATTGCCTCCATGAACCTCGGCATAACGGAGTTCCCGAGCCTCATGTACCTCTCCCTGTATGTCCCGGCCATCTGGAAGTCCTGGGGGAAGGAGCAGAGGGCCTTGACCTCCGGGATCCCCAGACCCCTGTGCTCCGTCCAGTGGATTAGTTTCATCCCGCTGCTGTCTTCCCTGACGATCGTCGGCGCTGGCTTGTTCGGGTGCAGTCTCCTCCACGCGAAATACTTTCCTTTGAAGACGACCTTCCCGTCCCTGTAGATCCTGTCCAGAACGGCCCCCGGTCTGTTAAGGTATCGGAGTACGTAGTCATCCATTTTTCTCCCCGATGCCAGATTGAGATACGGTACTTCGTCCCCTGGATCTATCCCATCCAGGGCTTCGGCTGCAGTAATTATCCTTGCGCCATTCTCGGGGAACACCGGATCTCTTTTCAGGTCCTTCCGGATTCCGATAAAAATCAGGCGTGTCCGGTCCTGCGGTACATTGAACCACTTAGCATTCAGCCTCCTGCAGGCAACCCTGTACCCGGCCGCCTCGAGCTCTCCCATGATGTTAGCGAAGACGACCTTCATCCTGCCGCGGACCATCCCCGGGACGTTCTCCATGATGAAGGCCCGGGGTCCGAGTCCGCGGAGCAGCCTGGTAAAGTGCCTGAACAGGAGGTTCCTGGTGTCCTTCGTCCTGTCTGCAATCGCGGTTCTGATCCCGCAGGAGGAGAACCCTTGGCACGGCGGCGACCCGTCGAGCAGGTCCAGCTCTCCCTTCTGCTTCAGGCCCGCTATCCGCATTGCCTCCCGGACCGAGAGCCTGGCGATGTCTTCCTCCCATACTGGGACGTCCGGGAAGTTCAGCCGGAAGGTCTTGACCGCGTTCCGATCCCACTCTACGGCCAGCAGTTCCCGGTACCCGGCCCACCTATATCCCAGCGAGCTGCCCCCGCAGCCCGCGAACGTCGATATCAACGTCGGCTTCCTTCTCGGCATGTCGGGCCTCCTCAGATCTCCGGGATAAACTCATGCTTGCACTTCGGACAGGAGACTTCCCCGATCCCCTTCCCGTACTCCCTGCCGGCAGGCTCTCCGGAAGGCGCCGGCGGCGACAGGAACTCGGCTACCAGTTCATCCGCCTCGAGCGGGGTGAACCCGCACGGCTGCAGGTCCACCTCCGGATCATCCTTCTGGAGCCATGCGACGACCTCGGCAAGCTTCCGGTGGTCCCACCTTCCGAGGTCCTTGTTCAGGGCAATGTTCAACTTCCGCTCCGCGGCCGCGTTGAGGTCCACCACGGAGCAGGCTATCTCCTTCGCCCCGTCGTCGACCAGGATCCCATACCTCTGGTGTCCTCCCACCAGGTTCCCGTTCCGCTCGTTCCAGATCAGTGGGTCGACATATCCGAACTCCCTCAGACTGGCCTGGATCGCCTGGTACTCCGGATCCCCCGGCCTCAGCCGGATGCGCGGGTTGTACTTCGCAGGGTTGATCTTCGAGACGGGGATCATCCGGACGTCGAGGTTTGTCCGGATCTCGTTCTCAGCCGCTTTCCTTTTTTCCGTCTTCTTTCCCATAGCTTACCTCTCATTTTTGTTGTCGGCCGCCCGATGCCTTCACTTCCCCGCCACCAGGCTTTTTGGGGTCCTTCCCCTCCCCACCCTCTCCTCCAGGAAGCCTGCGAACTCGTCCGCCAGCTTCTCCACGTCCGCCACCTCCCGGCCGTCTGCCTGCAACTCCCCCACGTACTCAAAAATAAGCCCGAGCAAAAATGCCCGGGCTCTCACCAAGTTATCACTTATCTTCAGGCCCGGGGTCTCTCGAAGATCCCGGCCGAAGTTCTTTTTGAAAATATCGCCGCCGTGTCCCAGCCTCTTCGACGCCGCCTGCTGACTTATTCCTGGGTCTACCTTCCGGCATGAGAAGTTCCCGATCTCCTCCTCGTTGTATCCCAGCCAGTAAAGGAAAAGGGACATCACCTCCGGGCAATGGCGCCACCGGTCGGTCGGTTCATCTACGTCGGCCGGTCCATCTGCGGCCGGCTCTCTCTTGTTCCGATACCTTCCTTGGATATGGGCGCCCTGGAGGTAAACCAGGTATAAGACGATCTCTGATTTGAACCTCGTCTCATAACTCAGAAAAAGCTCAGTTATCTCGTCGACCAGGTTCCTGATTTTCGTTTTGCGCATGGGTCTCCCCTTGCGCGCTCGGGGCGGAGCGGTGTAAACATAGCCCGCTGGCAGAGAGTCTGTCAAGGAAAAAACCCGCCGCCCCCGGGGAGGGGGCGGCGGGCCAACCAAAGGAGATAAAAAATGAAGATGTCCCACTGACCAGGTGGGACCGTGACCTTGAAGCGCCATAGTATCCCGGGCCTTGAATCCTGTCAAGAAAAAAAGAGAAAAAAAAGAAGGCCCCCCGATTAAGGGAGGCCCTCTCCTCATTGATTAGATAGACCGTACGAAGTTGAACGCTGTCTCGGGCCTATCCCGACTTTTTACTCGGCAGCCGGAGGTTTTTCCTCCTCGGTCGGGGCTGCTTCCGGTTCCGTCGGAGCCGGATTCAGCCTGCTTATGGGCCACCAGTTTCTGTCAGCCTGGCCGACCACTGCCACCACCGCCTGGGGGCAGGATTCGTCGATGCCGAGCATCGTCACGACCCCCTTGTCCCCGGTCGGAAGGACGACCTCGTCATAGAGGTCGACCTCAAATTCCACTATTCTCATACTCACTCCTTTGCCCCTTTGGGGCTTTGCCGTTATGATCCAAACACCCAGGCCGCGACCCCGAAGGCCGCGAGCGCCCAGGCCTGTGTCAGCATATCAGTTTGCCTCCTTAATCGCTCCTATTACTTCCGCTGCGACTTGCCAGACGATCGAGTTTCCCAGTGCTTCAAGTAGGCTATGGTGTATCCCATCAGCCAAGCCGAAAGAGTTACCAGGTACACGACGAAGCTTTTCATCGGAGCACGGAAGCCAGCTGGAGTTGTCCCAAAATCTGCCGCTTGCGTTGCCAGATCGTCTCCGCCGCTTCCCTCCCGATTTCTTCTTGCATAGTCCGGACCGCTGGGAGAGCTTTTCGGGGTGGACCAAGTCGCCCGTGCTATCGCATGAATTCCCTGCTGAGCGCTTCCTGGTCCCCTCCGATCTCCTGAAGTCGGCGTCGGCCAGGTTGACTTCTTCAACTCCTCTCTTAGAATCTTCCCCCCCGTTCCGGGCTTTCGACTTCCCGGAACTCCGGCTCTTGGCGTGGGCCACGTCGCCAGCTCTTCCGACGGTAGTGGTTCTCGGCCTTTTCGGAACTTTTCTCCTCTTCGGTTGTATTTTACTACTGGAGTGCCCCACAATCCAATATCTTGCCCGAAGGTGGGGGGCGTTAAGTGCACAAGCCTGAATCTCAAGTGGTGGGGCGACTTCATATCCCATCTCTTCGAGGTGCTTCTTAAGTACTCCGAGGTACAGGTCTTCCTGTCGTGAGAATACCCGATTGTAATAATCCTTATCTGCCTCTCGTACCACGCCTCGGCCTTCCACTTCAAGAGGTACTCCGTTGACCCCCACGTCGAAGATCCCAGGAGGGTTCTCAAGAAGGACCCAATCGGGCTTTGACTCGGATATAATACGCTCAACTTCTCCCCAGAGCCAACGGTCATCATCTTCGCCTCTTTGCTTCCCGGCTCGACTGGCCGGCTGGCAGGGGACCCCGGCAGTAAGGAGAGTTGAACCGGTCCACCTGGTCCCATCGAAGTCTCGGATGTCTCCGATGATGGGGGCTCCGGGCCACGCTTTTTTGAGGAAGGACTGACATCTTTCATCGTTTTCACAGAATACCTTTGTCTCGAATCCGTTTACTCGGGCGGCCAGGGCAAAGCCCCCAATGCCTGAAAATAAATCTATATGTTTTATTCGATGCCCTCCCCGGTTTGCACCGGCGCCGGCTGATCGCTACTCTCGGTCGCCAGTTCGATCAGGTGTCGGCCGAGCTCCTTGGCCTCCCTAACCGACAGGTCAATCCGGAGGATCTGGTTCTCGGGGTGTAATCTCGTTTCCATCGCCACCGCGAACTCCTCCGGAATCCCGGGCCGGATGATGGAGATCCTCCCATCCTTCCAGCCGATGATGTTGATCCTTCTTCCGCTGGCGGTGAAGTTCACCTTGATAATCTTATCCCTGATCTTCTCCATCGTCATCTCCAAAAATAGGCGGCAACACCGAAGGCGACCAGTGCCCAGGCGAGGATCAAAGCCCACTTGAGCCATCCCTCTTTAGCCTTGGAATCCCCCTGGTCATTCCCTTCCGGTCCAGGCGATCGGCCGTCAGACGGCGAATTAGGAGCCATTTTTTCCGGGGGGTTCTCCTGGGCCGCCTTCTCCAGCTCCTCCCGCTGGATCTCCTCCTTGGTCTTCACCACGAACCGGTGGCACCTGGGGCAAACTACGGGGACCTTCGCTCGGAACCTGGTCCCATCCTTTCGGTCCAGGACGGCCTCAGTCTGTCCGTGTTTCCCGCGGCCCCAACATTCATTGCAGCTGCTCCGGGCTCGCGAGAAGTCGAACGCGCTGGCATGCATCACGTGCCAGGTGTTAATCTTCTTGTCGAATATGACTGCAACGATCGACTCCACCAATGGCAGCCTTTCGATCTTCCTCTTCTCTCTTTTCTCAGTCTCTGTCATTAGCTGTCTCCTGGCAGAAAGGGCATACCCCGTCATCATAACAGGCCGCAGCTTTCATCAGTTTTCCGGCCATCCGCCGGGCTTCTTCTGCTGATACTCGCTCGTGCATTCCAATCGGTAGGAGAGCGAAGCGCTTCAACCACCAGCAGATCCGATCAATCAGTCTCCAGGCTTCCCCGTAGTTTCCCTCTACCGGGGCCGCTCGACTTAGTAGTCCGTCTGTTTTTCCCCCGATGCCGCCATGAGTTCTCCCCGGGAGACTTGCAGCCTCCTCTCCCTCGTCGCACCTCTCCCTCGATCCCCCTCTGGTCGTCCTCCGGAGATGCAGGCCCAGGGCTACCAGCTGATGGGGTTTCCAGGGCGGATCGTACCGGACCTTCCGGGGCGGCTCCTCGACTGCCAGATCCTCCCGGCTGATGATCTTCGTGAACTCGCTGGGATATAAGTCATGGGGGGACGGGATATTCCTCGAGCAGATCAGTCTGTCCTCCCAGGCTACGTTCTCGAGCCTGCGAATCCGCCTGATCAGGTGAATGGTGATTGCGATGATCGCCCCGATCGCTATCGGCCAGCAAACGAAGACGGCAAAGAACGCAGTTTTAAAGTCCATCGTTTTACCCTCCCACCATCTCTTCCATCGTGATGTTCTTTGCCGGCAGGTCGTCCCCCGGCTTCTTCCCCGGGAAGATGTTCCGGCCGGCCGCCACCGCGTTCAGAATGATATGGACCGAGTCGCCCTTGGCCGGCTCCCTCTCCGGCGCCGTGTAGTCCATGTTCGTCTGCAGTCTCAGGGCATCGACCATGGCTTGTTCCCGAACCTCTCCCTCCTCCACTTTGATCCTCCGGAAGATCTCGTTCGCTTCCCTGATCGTCGGGGGATCCATCTTCTGCACCGGCGGGTTCTCGGCCGCCAATGCCTCGAGCTCCTGTAATGTCTTCATGCTTTCCTCCTTTTTGTTTGCGTTGGGATAAAAATAGGTATGGTTCACTATTATTTTTTTGATCGAATCCTGTAATTGCCGTCTGGCTAACTGATCCCACAATATTAATATGATTCTCCGGGAGTGTATACCATAGGCTGGAGTGAGGACCAGGTTGCCGTCTTCGATTTCAGCTTCCGATCCTCTCGGTAAGATCGAGAGGGCATATTCTATGATGTTAAATGGTTTCATCCGGTTATTTTGCAGTCCCCTTGGTTGGCCCCTCGTAGCAGTAGAGGATGACCTGCGCCCCTGGGGTGGTCCCGTAAACCTTCGCAGCCTTCAGGGAGAAGACCTGGCGGTCGTTCGTGTAGGCGATCCCGTCGAGCGCGTCAAGAACCGCCTTCACCAGGTTGTCCAGGTCCGGGGTCTTGGTTACCGGGATCCCCCACCCCTCCGCTTGTGCCTTCTCGCAGGCATCCTTGAACCACTTCGGCTTTGACTTCGTTATCGGGAAGACCGCCCGGATGGTGGTTGCAACAGGACCATCCCAGGGCTCCATCTTTCCGACCGCCTGCTGATGGCTCAGCTTGACCAGGTTCTGGTAGTTCGTCGTCTTCTCCGGGGTGTACGCTCTCACTCCTTTCCCCATCCGGAAGAACCGCGGGCGCCCCTTCTGCACGGGGATCCCCGGCACAAAGAACTTGTCGATCCGGCCGAGCTTTCCTGGTCCCAGGTTGTTCTTTTCGGGGTGGTCTTTCTTCAT